TCACGCCCGATCAGGACGCCAAAAAACGCGATTAGCGAGAAGCTTGACGTGATCGGCTATTACATCTTCACAACGGACACCCGTGATGCCGGGATTGACGCCACCACCCGCATGTTCGCCCCGCGCTATGGCATATCCGAAGAAGCCGCCACCGGCATGGCCGCCGGCCCGCTGGCCTGCGTGCTCCATGACCTGCTGGACATCAAAAAGGACAGCTTCTTGATCGCCTAGGGCGAATTCATGACTGAGCCGTCCCCCCAGCCAGATCAAGGTCACGCTAGAGCTCAAAAACGACCGCATCACCGGCCTTCTGGCAGGTGGTCAGGGCAAGGTTATGAAGAACCTTGAGATTGCAATACAAGACGCCTGACAAGAGATGACGGCCTCTGCGAGAGAACCAAGGCTTTTCTTTTGCAGAGGCAACTTCTTTCGAGAAAGAGCAAGTTAAATCCTGCAATAAAACCAATAACGATAGATCGAAAAAATCCTCTCAACCCAACGAAACCATATATGATACAATTTTCGTATTGTCTGATCTTGGCGGGATTTGCATGAGCTTACTGTTCAGCCCAAAGGTACGAAAACTTGTAGACCAGAAAAACTGGAATAAACTTGCCTCTGATCATCTAGACCAATTCATAGCTTGGTTGCAGTCACCACTTAGTAACCAGTTTATCAATGAGTCTGGGATTTACCTGATCCAAATCTCAGACATCGAACTACCCGGTATTCGCTTGGTTGATTTTAAGTGTGCTATCGGGATTAAGTTCAGAAATGTCCGTTTCAAAGACAACGTTCATATCAGTTCGAGTGAACTCCATAGAAGTATAGAGTTCGAACATTGCTTCTTCTTCGGGTCGTTCGAGATAGAAAATTCGCAAGTGAATGGAGAGGTTTTAATTTTTGACTGCGATTTTGAGAGAGCACTCTCGATCTGCGGGTCAACTTTAGGCCAACTCAATATTCAAAACGTATCGACATCAGAGAATTCTTGGTTCTCAATCGACGTAGTCGAGGTGGGAACCGACCTCACTTTTTCCAATTGCGACATCAACTTTTTAGCAGACATACACTTTTTGAGTGTGTCAGGCGAAACGTTCATTGATGAGAATGTATTCACAAGGGGCCTAAGCCTTCTGAACTGTACGTTCATTAGAGAGGCCAGAATTACTTCCTCGAAGTTCTTCGACAATCTAACCCTTAGCTCCTGTCGCTTCGACGGCTACTCATCATTTGAATTCTCGGAGTTCCCAAAATGTGTATTGGATATCAGCGACACCTCATTTCCGTCAGAATACCCACCTATTCTGGACAATGTTAAGATTTCCTACCCCATCTCAAAATTCTGGCTAGAAAGACTATTGGGGATAGCAAAAACACGCGGCTTGCACGATGCCTTTCGCACACTGCGAAAGTTTGCTGCACAAAGGCATAGCCATGAGGAAGAATTACTTTTCTTCGCAATGGAAATGAGGGCAAAGCGCAAACACGCTCTGTCTTATCTAGATGCGCGAAATTGGCCTAACTTGTTGATAAACCATGCGTATGGGATCTTCTCTAGTTTCGGGCTATCAATTATTCGACCAGTGATCAGCCTAATCGTAACTTTATTCGTCTCGGCCTACTGCTATTCAGGACTCATTTCGCAGTCATACACTGAACGACTAGAGTTGGTAACAAACTTAGACAGCAAAGCTCTAATAGCAGCTTTTGTAGGTCTTTTCCCATTTTTTGGACAAGTGAGCATAGGCCGCTCGATCACAGAAAACTCACTCTGCAATCCAAACAACAGAACGTTAGAGGCTCATACTGATTGCCTTGCTGATCTGTATTGGATTAGTACTTTTGAGGGAATTTTGGGGTTTATTTTCCTATTTTTACTCGGCTTGGCAATGCGAAATCTTGCAAAAATAAAGTAGCTAAGTGAGCCTCTTATCCGCACTCCGCTTAACCACACTCACACCCAAAACCCCAAGCGCAATACCCCAGATCGGGCTGGTATTGACGAGTGCTGCGATGATCGCCGGGGCCTGGAGCGGGGTGAGGATGATGGCAGCCGCAATTGCGCCCATGGTCATGATCCAGGTCAGGGCGACGGCATAGCCGAAGCTGGGGCGCCAGCGCCGTACGAACGCATCTTCGCTGGCGACCTCGGCACGGATGGTGCGGTTCACCGATTTGAGTGTTTCGGTATCGCGCGCCAGTTCGATTTCGGCCATGCGTTCGGTGTGGCGGTTGGCCGCGTTGATTTGTTCGGGCGTGACGTCGCCCTTGGTCACGGCCGCCTCTACCTGTTTGAGGCCCTCGGCCGCGGTTTTGGCGATCGGGTTGTCGATATGATCAAGCCCCGCACCCACCGCCTTCATCAAAAGCGGCAGGCCGATCTGGGCGAGCAACGCCGGGATCATGTGATACCTCCCTACCCAATATTTTTGTAAAACAAGTGGTTTCCGATCTCGGCGACCGGCACATGCCCACTTGCCCAGAACGGATCGACCGCATGGGTGTGATAGTGGGTGGCACCATCGGTTGGGTCGGGAAGCTCACCCGCCACTGCGCGCTTGGCGATGCGTTTGCACAAGCGATAGGCCGGGTCACGCGGGCTGAGTGCCAGCAGCTTCTTGCGGTTGGGATCCTTGGCGTTCCAGCAGGAAAACTGTGCCGGTTTCAGGCACACCGACTTGATGTCATTGCCCCACCAATAGCGACCGCGCCGTTTGGCAAAGGCCACCCGGTTGAGGATGACCGATGCCACGGCCTCGATCCCGGAGAGTTCTTCGCCGCGCGCCTCGCCATAGAGCGTGCGGGCAAGCACTTCGACTTCGGACAGCATATCGGGGTCGGTTACCGGTTGCGGGGCCGATCTGGTCAGGGTTTGGGTGTCATTCATAAGCTCTGATCCTTTTGGGTCGGGATGATGGGGGTATCGAGTTTGGCCTCGATCCGGAGCAAATGGCCGGTCAGGCGCTTTTCGACATCCTTGAGATAGGGGATGGAGACATAGTTGCGCGCGACATCAAGCTTGAACGCCGCCAAGCCATCCCGCAGATCGGTGACGTCTGTGTCCTGTCGGCTGCGTTGCTGTTCCACGCGGCTCAGCAATTCGGAACGCATCCGCCAATGCAGCCAGAACAGGCTGGCGACAACAGGGATTTCAACAGCCGTGATCCACCAGATCACATCGACAGACTGGGTCACAGGCAGGGTCATGGGGGCCTCGATAATCAGACAAAGAAAAACCCGCAAACCTATGGCTTGCGGGTCAGTTCACCGTCCCCTCCCCCGGGGCAACATCCCACGGGTTGAACAGGCGGTTTGAGCATTCAGGAGGCCGGCAGAAGAGTTACGCCTACGCTGCCGGGCCCTTCAGCTTTTCTTCAAGGTCCTGCCAGGCCTCGCCAGAGGCAACAAGGCAGCTTGGACCGGACGGATAGGTAAACAGGATGGTCCATGTCTGGCCATCGGGCGCTTTGAGCACCTCGATCACGCCACCATTGGACGTGACGCCAACCGCGACCGGCTCTTCGGAATATTTTGCGCTCAGGCTGTCGATCACCTTGGATCGATCCCCGCAGACGGGGGACGCCGAGGCTTGGGGAATTGCTACTGCAACGGCACCTGCCACCACAGCGATCAAGCTCAGTGTTTTCAACATGGTCAGGCCTCCTGACAGTCAGGTGCGTCCACATGGACGTCTTGTTTTCCTGCACTGCGAAATGGATCAACAAATGATCTTTGGCCGTTTCCTTGTGCCGGTTTCGATCCGCCGACAACCTTGCTTGGCTGGCTTAAATTCTCACTTTGGTATAGGAAGAAAAATTCCTTACTATTCTTTCATATAATAAACGTAGGCATCAAAGCTGAATTTTCCATAAACATTTCACAAATGTGATACACAGCCCTGCTAACCATTTGGCATTGTGAGAAAGTTTTTTCTTCCCTCACGGATTGAAGACCCGTTCTCACGGGTTGAAGTGGCTCTCGGCCCGGAAAATCCCGCCAATCCCCCGCCAATCGGCACGTTTGACCGGCATATCGACCCGCGGCAAACGCACCGGATCATGCAAAATACAGCCTGCCACCGCATCCAGCCCGTCATCCGGGCCATTCCCCTCAGGATGCCAATCGCGCATCTGGCGCAGGAACGGTGTGTGGCGAACGCCTTCATGCACATGCAACAATCCCGCGCCCATCACCGCGCCAAAGGCGTCCTCGATCCGGGTGGCTTTGTTCGTACTCTCATAATGCTCTACGACGCTGGCGGCCCATCCGATTGATTTCAGTTCACGCCGAAGGATATTGGGCAAAAACCGGCCAATGCCATTGGTCTCGACCCGAACAGACGGCAAGTGATGGCGCGCCATGAAGTCGGCCACCTGCGCACAAAGCTGGCTGGCTTCATCGCGCCATGGCCTGTCACCGCTTTCGGCCGGATCGCCCGGATTGGCCGCGCGCAACCACGCGACATCCTGCAACCAGTATTCCCCCTGATCACAGATATAAACGCACGCTACCACCGCCCCGTCACCCCGAAGCGACCCGAAACTCGGATCAAAATGGCAGGCACTCGCCACCATGGTCCGCCCGCCAATCCGAAGCGTCATGCGGCCATTGCCATGCGTGACCTCGGCTTGATCGTCGTAGAACCGCAATTTTGCCGGATCGAGCATCCCGGCCACGGGTGCGACCATTTCAAGCATCATCTGGCTTTGAAACTTGCGAACCGGGGTACGGATCCGCATCGCCTTGATCGCGGTCAGATCAAATCTTTCCGGCCAGTTTGACGCCCCGTCCTTATTGACGATGGGCAGCTCAAAGCGTGAAAAACCGTCAAGGAACGGGGCAGCTTCGCCGACCTCGGATCGCGCTTCGCGGGCGTAGATCGAATAATAGCTGTGCGGGGTTCCGACATAAAGCTGCGCACCACGTGGCCCCAGCACATAGGCAATTTCGCCAAGCTTTTCGCGCAGCTCGGCACGTTTATGGGCGGTATCGCTGTTTTTGGGCACCTCGACATCATCGCAAATCACGATATCGGCGCGCGATCCGGTGATGTTGCCGCCAATACCCACCGCCTGCATCGACGGATCACGCAACACAGCCGTTCGCGCCACGGTAAACCGCTCACTGCCCCAATCGATCCGCTTGTCGGGCAAAAGGGTGCTCATCAATGGATGGCGTTCAATCACGCGCTTGACGTTGCGCACCATCTTTTTCGCCAGATCCAGATCAGCCGCCAGAACCAGAATACGCATATCGGCATCGCGATAAAGCAACCAGGCACAAAACAACCCGACCAGTGTCGATTTGCCGGAATTGCGAAACGCCATCAAAAGCATTTCCCGCTTGCCCGACCGCCAGCAGTCTTCAAGCCAATCGGCCATCTTGCGATGATGGCCGGGCAAATTCAGCCCCAACATCTGATCCCAGATCCAGACGAATTCGGCGAAGCTTGCAGTAATATTGACAGTCTTCATAGAGCGTCGCCTCTCTGGAAAACAATACAACCATCACGGTTATATCCATCGCCATCACAGTTTTTTGCGTTTACCCTACGAACCATTGTTCTGAATTTTCTTGAGGCCCTAAATGTCACTTGAGCTTATTGAAAAAGAGATACGCCGGTTTCTCAATTCCGAAGAGCCAGAAGTACTTTGCATTAAGGGGAAATGGGGAGTGGGCAAAACCTATACTTGGCGTAGATGTTTCGAAGAAGCCTCAAAAAACAATGATATCGGACTAAAAAACTACTCTTATGTGTCTCTATTCGGGATCAAATCGCTATTTGATTTAAAATATACGTGCTTTTCAAACACTGTACCTTGCTCAACCTCTTCGGGGAGCGCTGATCCCGATTCTTATGTAAATATGATCAACAGCCTAAAAAAAGTAGGAAAGGGAACTATTCCTTTTATTTCCGCAGGCCTCAGTTACTTCAAGTTAGGTGGCTTATCCGCTCCACTACTGAATGCCTCTTTTATGATGGTTCGAGATCAGATTGTTTGCTTTGATGACCTAGAACGACGGAGCAACGGTTTAGAAGTAGTTGAATTGCTTGGGTTAGCCTCATTGCTGAAAGAAGAGAGGAACTGCAAAGTCGTATTGCTCTTGAATGATCAAGAATTGGAAGAGAATGATCAAGTTGTGTTCGAAAATCACCTGGAGAAGGTAGTCGACAAATCATTCAGATTTGAAATCACATCCGAGGAAGCTTTAACTCTTGGTTTGAGCGAGAACTCAGAACTTACAGATAAAATTAGACCTCTAATTTCAAAACTAGGCGTTTCGAATATCAGAGTCATGAGAAAGATCTGTCGTAACGCAAAACAAATTAGTGAAATCCTCTCTGGTCAAAAAACTTCAATCGTTGACCAAGCAATCTCAACAACGGTTTTAGCATCTTGGGCAGTTAACGAGCCTAAAAGGGGCCCTTCAGTTGAGTTTCTGCGTGACTTCAACACCTTGTCAATGTTCACAAAGTTACACGACAACGCTCTCTCAGATGAAGAGACAAAGTGGCGCCAACTTCTGGACAATTACGGTTACGCGCAAACAGACGATTTTGATAACGCAATAATCTCGGGAATTGAGACGGGATACTTTGCCACTGAGGAGATTGAAGGCTACGCGACCGTAATCTCCCAACGCCAAGATAATAAGCAAACCACATACGAGTTTAGTGCAGCATGGCAAGACCTTTATCATGGTTCTCTTGCTGTCGATGACGACGAGGTGCTACGTGCATTGTATAACTCGGCGGTCAAAGAGGCTGAATATATCTCCTTACAAAACATAAACAGTACAGTCATTTTCCTGAAGAGCTACGGATATAATGATGAGGCCAGAGCCCTAATAGATAGTTATATCTCAGCACATTCACACGAAAACTATGAGTTCTTCGATATCGAAGAAAACCACTTTCTTTCGGCTAAAAATGTTGACCCTGAACTTCTTAGAGCACTTGAAACAGAGCGAGAGAACTACCGAGATGATCGCACCCCCTACGACGTGGTCTGTGGAGTAGCAGACTCAGGAAACTGGGAAAAAACTGAATTATTTCTTCTATCCAAGGTCACTGTAGATCAGTTCATTGGTATCTTTGAGAAACTCTCAGGAAAACAGCTCAGGAACGCAATCAAGTATGTCGTTGCGATGGGAAATGAACCCGGAGAAAACGCCGCTATAATCAAAGAAACAGTAAAATCTGCCCTTCAAACAATAGCTGAAAAGTCACCACTCCGGCTTAAACGACTTCAAAGCTGGGGAGCCCCTGTCGAAGATCCAAACAGACAAGAGGAATAGTTCATTCTTTTTCTAGCAGTTCTAATCAAATCATCAGAGCTTTCCGCACTAAGACTCTTACGGAGTTGTTTTTTATCTTCGCCCTCTTCACTCGCCCACCGCAGCAACTTGATCAACCCATCAAGATGCCCAAGGGCCGCCTTGCACGCCGCCTGATGGGTGTTGAAATCCTTGGCGTCGCGCATAAGGGCGGCCTGCTGTGCCGCACGGCGATAGGCATTGCGCACACGTTTGATATCACCGGGCAAATCACGTAGCAGTTCGGCCCGTAAACTCGCAACCGGATCGGCTTTTTCTGTCTCAGTCATGCGCCATCCCTAAACCGTTGAAAGTTCGATCAGCCGCGCATTCGATAGCTTTTCCGGCCAGTAGGCCAGATTGCGCACATGGCCGTTCAGGGCCTTGTCGGTTCCGCCAAACGAGCCCAACACGATGTTGGAAAAATTGCGTGGCATGGCAAAGCCATCCGGCGATGACAGCACCACACCATCCAGCCCGACCGAAATCACATCATCATCCCATGCCAGCGCGATGCGATGGCGGGTATCCTTGGCAAGGCTTCCATAAAGCGACTGGGTGACGAGCGGCACGCCATCAGAACGCAGCGAAATGCGCAACTGATCGGCGGCACTGTCATAGCCAAGATCAAGGTGATCATCATTGAGGCTTGCGGAATAAAGCTGCACGATCCGCCAGATACCTGCCCAATCCTTGGCGGTATGGAGATCAAACACCAGTGTGCCCGGGCCCTGGGCGAACCAGTCGCCGGGATCAAGCCGCACATCATCGCACGCCCGCGCTGCCGGAATGCCGTTGCTGATGATATCGCTGGTGGGGGCTGGCCCGACTTCAAGCTGCGCATTCCAGATCAGGATGGATGCCGGAAGTGCGCTGATTGCGGTGCTGATTTTCGGGTATCGCGTGGTGTTTGAAGCCGGTTCAGCAATCCACACCCGCTGCCAGTTTTCATCCAAGGCAAAACCATGTGTGGAGGCCCCGTCAATCCCGCCAAGCGTGATGTCAGCCGTGCCTGATACCGCACGCATCCAGACGGCAAAGCTATAGGTTTCACTGGCCACAAGCCCGCCGACATTCTGATACAGGCCATCCGCACCCGCCGCACTGCCCGGCAGATCAAGCTGCATCGCGGTTTGGCTGCCATCCGGGGCGGCGATTGTGCTGGCACTTACCACCACACCAATGTTCTTTTCCCAAAGCGCATTGTCAAAGGCCATTGAGTAGCGCAGCAGGTTGGTCGCCGCCCCCTCGATCAAAAGGCCCAGGCGACGGCCAAGCCGATCATGGTCATAGGCCGGTTCATCAATCGCGCGGGTTTCAAGCAGGCCATTTTGGCTTTGGATAAGCTTGGTGCTGGCGCGCGAAACATTCATGCAGGCCGCAAGCGGCTGATAACGCAATCCCATTGGATGCATCTCCGATCAGTGTGTAGTCGATGGATGGCAGGTGCGTGGTGGCGTGCTAGCCGCCAATGCGATGGATGTGACACCAGGTCAAAAGATCACTTGCCGCGATTTCGCGCGTTTGGGTGTCGCTATGCACGATGCGCAAACGCAATCCGGTACCGGGCGTTGCCCCGATCCGGGCAATGCCATTCAGCCGCAAGCTGTGCGCCGCCCCGCTGCCCGTGGCGGTGATGTCATTGGCTTGCAGGTGGCTCGACCAATCGGTGCCGTCAAAGCGTTCGAGCGACAAAGTCGTAAAGACCGACTGGTCGGTAATCGGAAGCCGCACCCCGATATCAACGTGATAAAAGCCCGGCGGAAGGCCCGTCACGCCATGCACCGCACTGTCATAAAGCCCGTGGCTGTCTTCGATCACCTGATCCCATTCAACCAGAAACGCCCCACCCGCCGGAATGGATTGGCTGGCCGTCCGCAAAAGCTTCACCACCGGGCCGGTTTCATGGATCGGGGCAGCAAACCAGCGCGTGCCATCACAGATCAGATCGACCATGTCACCGCGTGTCGGCAACGGATAAACGGTCACCTCCGCCCCGCCGTTGGTCGGGCGGATGACATTCCCCGCCGCCGTTGTAATATCGACCATCGTGCCATCACCGTTAAACACGCGATAGCTCACCCCATTGCGCGCAACAGATGCCACCGGCAAGGTCAATTGCGCCCCGCTGGAAAGCCTGACCAGCGATCCGGTTTCGCGGATATCCATGATCCGGCTGACCGGCGCATCAATCACCGGCATGCGGCGCTCATCCTCCCACGCCAGGACATCGCCACTGCGAAAATCAAGATCAAGCATCGCCGAGGCGTTTGATCTTTCAAACGACGCGACCGCGATTTCAGATCGGCTTTCGGCGGCCTCCGCCCGGTTGGCGGCATCCTGTGCCTGCGCTGCCTTGGTGCTGGCCTGCGCGATCTCCGCCCCACTGGGTCCGTTGGCAAGCCCCGTGCCCGCCGCGTTCCAGATCAGGGCCCGACCGGGCGTGATCACCGGCAATTCAGCCGATGCAGGTGCATCCTGATCCGGACCAAAGCGCAGCGTCCCGGTCAGTGCGTGATCAACATCGCCAAGGGCGGCCGTCATGAAATCAAGATCACGTTCCAGCGCATCACCGCGCGGGATCGACATGGCGTCAAAGGCACTTAGCCGGCGCAAATGCAACTGGCGGGCAATGGTGATCCGGGCACCGGTTTCCGGCGGGTGTTCAAACCGCACCACACCACCGCCGCCCTCATCACTGGGCGTCAAGGCGACGTGAAACCCGGTTTCGATTTCATTGCCATTGATGGTGATGCGCAGATCACCCGCATCAAACACATCAAAATCAAACGGAAATTTGTCACGCGCGCCATCGCCGACAAAGGCAATGGTGGCACGGATCTGATTGGCAAAAACAGCGCCCATAGCTTCTTCCCCCTAATAAACCTCAGCCATCACGCTTTGAAAACCAGGCATTCAGCCGTGCGACCGTGTCATCCTGCGTCGATCGCAACAGCGACTTTTCGCGCCAGGCGGCCTGTTGGTTGATGCGGCGTCGCTTGCGGGCAGCGGCATCTGCGTCCAGTTCCGCATCCTGCCGCGCGGTCTTTTCAAACCCCGCCAGAACCGCGCTGGCCGAACCAGACCCACCGGCCATCAGCCCCGATGCCCCTTGCCGGGCACGCGCGGTTGCCTGACGCCGCCGAAGCTCCTCTTCGCGTTTGGTGGCGTCTTCACGCTGGCGCGCCTCGATCTCGGCCAGCTCCGCCTGACGGGCGGCTTCGCCCTGATCAATCCGGCTTTGTGCATTGGTCTGGTTGGCGCTAATGCGTTGTCCGGTTTGCAGGACCGATGCCGCCATCGGCACGATTGATGTAAATCCACCCATCAGTCATTCACCCCCATTTCACTGGCCACACCAAGCAATAAAAAAGGCCGGGGCAATGCCCCGGCGATGCGCCAAAGTCCACTTTTCAGTCCCCCGCCACTGCCCCGCCGCCAGCCAAGCGCGCGCAGCGTGATATCCCCGCTATACAGCGCGTCTTTGTCATCGGGTAGCGCAGATACCGGAAGTGCGACATCGCGCAATCCCCGACCGGTATCAACGCGCAACTGCCCGGTTTCCTGCAAGCGCAGGGTCACCGAGACCAGCCGCACGGCATTGCCGCCATGCGGGCGGCTGCCATCCGATGCGGCCGGCGGCAGGGCATAGATTTCATGGGTAAAGGGCAAGCCGACCTCGATCTCCGCCACTGCCCCGATACGATCTGGCAGCGTAATCGTGCCCCCGGCAACCGGGATGTCATCGGCAAGAACGCCATCGTGCCAAACGCTGACATCAAGGCCATCCAGTGCATCAAGATTGCCCCAATGTCGGCGTGGCGGTTCGCCCTCTGCCACCGCATGGCGGCGATAAAGGTCGAAACCGCATTGCGGGTCAAACACGCCCAGGAAATGATGCCCGTCGCGTTCCAGCACAACATAGACATCCCCGCCGGATACCGAAACGGATCTAAAGGAACATCCCGCAACCGATTGCGCCGACCAGGCGGTGATGGCCTCAGACCGATACAGCGTCAGGGTGGCAAGCGATCCATCGTGCATCACCACATGCAAAAGCCGGCGTTCCGGATCAAAGGCCTGATCGATGGGATGATTGATCAGATGGCGTGACAGCAAGGCAAGGTCGGCTGATCCATAAGCCTGTTCGACATCGGTGAACAGGAATTCGCGAATTTCGCGCCCGCTCCGCCCGGCAAAAAGCGTCGCACCATCGACATTGACCAGTGGCACAGTGCGATCACTTTGGCTGCCGATCCGGGTCTGGCGCGTGACCTGCACATTGGCCGGGGTGAGCGGATCACCCGTCACCATCCATTCCGATCCGCTGGTAAAGACCTGCAAATGACGCCCGGCGAAAATGCCCGTGATCGCATTGACCTGATCAGCCAGCAGGGCAAATTCAATCGCCTCGTCATCAAGGCCCTCGCCCAGTTCGAAATTAAACAGATCACCAGACTTTGACATCCACAGGCGGTTGGGCAGATCGCGCGATCCGCCGATGATCAACCGGTCCTGATGAAAGGTCACACTGCGCGGCCAACCGCGCACTTCGGAAAAGGCCTGTTCGACGAAATCGACCGTGGCATTGGTGTTGGGCAGTGCCTGCTTCAGGGCGATTTGTGCGGTCCGGGCATCGGAAACGTTGGTGATCTCACCCTCGATCCCCTGAATCCGCCACAGCGTGCCAACATGCCCCGCAACGAACAAATCCACATTCGCGGTAAGGCTCACCGTCCCGCTGGTGCCTGACGGGGTCAGGGTGGCGGCGGGTTCGACAAACTTGTAATAGGGCTGGCTGGTGCGGAAATTGGTTTCGCGCCAGGCCCAAAGGGTGGTTTGCCAGCTGCCATCGCCTGTCCGGGTAATACGCACCGGCGGGGCCGCGGGATGCACCACCAGAAGCGTATCGGCACTTTGCGTCCAGTTCAAAAGATCAAGCTGTTCTTCGCCGAACGTGGTTTCAAACCAGATCGTCTTTGCCTCATCCTCGAACACCAGTGCATGTTTATCGCCAAAGGCCAGCAAATAGGTCTGTTCGGTATTGAACTCGAACTGAATCAACCGCGCCGGACCGGACAGTTCATCGATCAATCGAATGCCGGGACGGCGACGCACCCCGCCCGATGGTTCGATAAAAACATTGCGCAGGCGTGCTGCCCCATTGGCATAGGCGCTCAGGTCCGAGCGCCCCCACAATTCCGGGGCCAGTTCGCCGGTCGAAAACGTGTTTTTCTCCAGAACGCGGCGTGCCATGGGATGCTCCCTCAATGAATAAAGGTAATACGCTTGTGGATCGGGATCCCCGTACCCGCCTTCGCGGGCACAGGCTCTTCGCGGGGATGACGGAAGGTAAAACAATCTCATGGAACAAACGTCATTCCCGCGAAGGCGGGAAACTCGCACCGCAGGCTCCAAACCCGCGGACCAAGGCCCGACCCACGCCCCTAGCCCCGCGCCGAAATCAGGGAAAAATCATCAATCGCATGCGGGGTCGATTGCTGCGCATCGGCAAGCCGTGCTTCACGCAACTGGTCCTCGGCCCGCTTGAAAAGGTACTCGGCCCGCGTGCTGCTTTCGGTCAGCGGCAGGCAAAACTCCGCTGCCAGCCGCGCCATCAGGGCCATATCAAACCACGCCGGAAAGCTGCCCTCCGGCAGTCTGGCGACATAGGAAAGATGCGCACTGTCACCCGCGACCAGAACCGCCTGATCGCGCAACTCAAACCGGGCAATCTTGCCCCCGTCATTTTCAAGCGACAGAAGGCGGATAAAATCGCGTGGCAAGGCAAACAGATGGCTTCCATCCTGGGGCGATGTCGCCGCGTCGTCACCAGCCAGTCGCGACAACCAGCACCCCCGCCCGGCAAACCGCCACGGATAGCCCGCCAGCATGCCGTCACGCACGCTCGCATACAGCATCCGGGCAATCTCGGCCTCGGCGACGTCCTCCTCAAACGATGAAATCGGCGCCGCCCCGATCATCACCAAAGCCCGCGCACACAGCGCCACATCACTTAACGCCATCAGTTTTGCCCCCAAACAAAAACGGGGCCCGGAAACCCGGACCCCGCAACAAAATCAGCCGTCAGACTTATGACGCCGATGGATAAAACGCCTTGATCGCATAAGTCATCGCGATGTTGCGTGGACGGGTTTCGTCACCGCCTGCGTTATCCGTCACTGAGTTGGCAAGAGATTGATCAACCGGATCGTCGCCAGTTGTGATGTATCCATCGTTGCCTGCGTCCTGAGCGCCTAGCTGGTTTACAAAGCCATGGTAATGGCTCTTAAACTCATCACTCTGGGCAGAAGCAAACGCCCGCCCATCATCCACACCACGACCATCATCGAAGCCACGAACGAACTCGCCACGAAGGTCCGGCAAGTTAAAGGTCGTCACCTCATCACCATGGCCCCAAAGCGTGCCAATAGCGGCAAATAGATCGGCATATTCGGTGCGCGAGATCGCCGACCCATCACAGACCAGCCACCCAGTCGGTGGCGTCGGCATGGCAAAGGCCGAAACCGAACCGATTTCGCTGCCTGCAACAACACCACTGCCGCCAGAGCCACCGCCAGAAATCAACGCATTGATCGCCTGTAACAACTGCGTGTCATCCAAACGGTCAGGCTGGATATCTGCCGCCAGCACGACATTGAGAACTTCGCTTTCGACCGGGCTGAAACACTGCATATAAATTCTCCAACTTTGATCAAAAAAGAACCCCGGCAAGGATGCGCTGCCGGGGAAGAAAACTCAGACACATTGTCTTTATCGAGTTTCGCGTTTAAGCGGCTTCACAGACACCACGCAAACCGACGACACCGTTCGTAACCCATGGCTTCGAAGAAGTGTACAAACAACGTGACCCAGCGCCAGCGCCATATGTGTACGATCCGCCGCCCGCAAAGTTGCTCCAATCGGCATGTTCAACCGTGCCACGCGGGATTGCAGCATCCTTACCGACATTGACGACACTAGCATCCTTCGAAAAGGCCCCGCCCCAATCGTGATGGTCATCAAGGAAATCCCAGAGGTTCCCAACGGCATCGACCACATTGAACATTGAAACAGACTTCTCAACAAAACCTGCACTCGAAGGGCTGCCATTTGTATTTGCTGCCCACGCGAATTCATTATTGTTGTCTTGACCTGCTGGAGCACCTTCCGCATAGGTCATGAACTCCTCCACGGTCGGCAGACGCTTTCCTGCGTTCCGCACAAGCAAGTGCATATCGGAGCGCGCATAATCAAGGTTCCGGATCAATGTCTGTCCATATCGACTGACCGGCACATTTTCCGGCCAAGTTCCGCCGCCCTCGGAGTTCAGGTAGATGTCTGCCCAGAAACCACCCGGGACGATCTCAACCATACCGGTCGGATCGCAGGTCGGGCGATGATTCAAATCCCAGACACTGTTCGGTACGATCTGAACAGTCGGCACAAATACCGTGTCATAGCGACTGGCAACTGGACGCACGCGCCCGTAGTGGAAGCCACCAATCTTGCGACTGGTTACGGCACTATAGCCGTCGGGAAAATCGGCGTTTTTGCTGGCAATAAGTTTTGCTTCTGCCACCCCGTTGTCGACGGCGTAGATGTAGATGTCATCGCCAAGGGCCAAACTGGTAAAAGACCCGTCATGGCTCGCAGCGTCCGATACATCGAACCCGGTCTGAGCCGTGATGATGAAACCTTTACCGTTACCACCAATATTGACCGACCCTTCGGGGATATTGAGCGACGTCGCACCTGACGCCGACATCTTGCCCATCATCGAAAAGTATCCAGCTGCTGCAGCAATACCATTCATGCCTTGCGCATCAGCCAAAACCTGAATTGCCTGCAGTAACTGGGTCTTGTCATCGCAATCAGGCCAGATACCTGCACCCTGAATAACGTTGAGAACTTCACATTCCACTGGGGTTGAACCCTGCATGAGCAGTCTCCTTGGTTGATAAAAAGAAACCCCGGCAACATCTGTCACCGGGGCGAGGTTGAGGGAGGATGAAAAGCGTGGATCGAGGGTGTGCGATCAGTCGGTGTTCGAGGTACCGATTGCCGTCATATCGCGAACATCGACACCGCCTGCACCCGCACTTGCGACGACAAACAGGCCGCCGGACATGGTGGCGTCGCGGTTGGTGTTGGCGATGATGAAATCGCCGACGCGCAGCATGTCGCGCGCATCAGCAAAGTAGTCGGCGGTATCGACGTCGGCGGCGACGTCCGGGGTGATGTAGTGCCACAGCGTAAAGCCGTTGGCGTATGCCAGAACACTGAGGTTTCTGGCTTTGAAACCTTCTGCCATTTTGGGCTCCTGTTTGGTTTTGAGCTTGCGGGTCGAGGTTCCCGCCTTCGCGGGAATGACGTTCGTTCCATGCACCGACCCCAGACACCGTCATCCCCGCGCAGGCGTGGATCCCGGGCCACGGGTTCAAGCGTTCGGGGACGCTATTCCTGTGCTTTCAGGCACACCACCCCATCGCCATCAATGAGCGCGGCCCCCTGGCTCATGGAGTTATTCACAAAGTGTGCGGCGTGATCGCCATGCCAGGTGATGTCGGACTGAACGTCCGAGCCGATGGCGTGGCCAATGGCGGTGCGGTGATACCAGAAGCAGGACCGAATGCCGCTTGCCACCGGCAGGCCCGAATGGGGCATCCAGAGCGTCCCAAGCCAGCGTTTGGCCTGTGTGCCCTTCCACGGAAGGTCTTCATCACCGATATAATCAGATCGTGAAAATTCATCGATCAGAAGCAACTCCGACCACTGTTTCCAGCCGACAATCGCATAGCGCTGCCCGTCATCGGGCACATCGCGATCGCCAAGGCCTTCGAATGCCATCATCACCTTATCAAGCGTCATGCCCTCGGTATTATCGGGCACGACATCATCGGCCCCGACCAGCGCGTTAATGATCAGCTCGTCGGTCTTGCGGCCCAGTGCATAGGCCCCGGCATTGGCCAGAACCATCTTTTCATCATGGTTGATTTTAAGCTCGTCCAGTGCATCGACCCAGTCGCCGGCATAGTAATCACGCAGGTCACAGCGGACCGCCTCGTGATCGACATTCATTACCGGCACCTTGCCATGGCGGGCCTTGGTGGTGGCCGTGCCCTTGCCGACTTTCTGGAAAACCGTGGTCGCGCCCTTGATGGCGTTTTTCACCCGCACCGTGTTGCGCAGTTTTGATCCCATGCGTTGATAGGCCTGATGCACATCGGCCTGAAAATGGTCGATGAAGCTTTGATCAATCGTGGTTGTCATCGCCTTTTATCCCCTTGTTTCAGATATGGTTTGGTCGTGATTGCAGGCAGCCGCCGGGGATCAATTGCGCTCGCCATTAAGGCCGGTGCCACAATTGCCCCAAAACCGGTCATTTTCCGGCCAAGGTTTGGTGGTTTAAGAACGCTGTTACAGGGAACCTTTTCCTTGAGGTTCCATGGGACACGCGCAGGATTTGCCCCGACCTGTTGCACCTGACGGGCTTTTCCGCGCGGTCCGGTCCCGGAAAAACAACAAGACAAAGAAAAAGAGTATCTGCTGTGAAGAAGTCGGTTTTGCTTGTGTTCGGCCTTATCGGGCTTGGTGTTGCGGGTTATTTTATTTTGCCGCTGACCCCGATCCCGGATTATGTCAGTGCGGTTTTTGATCGCGCCGACAAGCTGTTCTAGGCGCAGGACGTGGGCAATTACCTGGGCTATTCCCCGGAAAGCTGGGCAAAATCCGCCTGCACCTCGGCCACCAGCGCCGGATCGCGATCCCGCCAATAGCGCGGATCATTCATCTTGCGCCGGATTTCGGAGCGCAGGCTTGTATCCCCGGCCCCGCCATCAGCTTTGCCAAGGGCGGCTTCAGTGTTTTGCGCCATCATGCGATGCATGGCACGCACACCATCGGCGCTTTGACACAGGGTTTCAAAGGCGGCCTCGGGCAGGTTGGCCTTGCCCCAACTTTCGATTTTCGGCGCCAGCTTCTTCCAGCTTTCCGCCCCGCCAAACTCGGCCACCAAAGCAGCCCGATCCGTGGCCCGCTGTGCCGCCTGATCCAGATCGCCCAGAAGCGGTGAAAGAACCTCCCCCGCCAGATCATAAACCAACTGAGCCTGTGCGTTGCTGAAGCCTGCCGCATGCAGGCGCTCGTTTAAATCCGTATCAATATCTTCCATGCCATCTGCAAGCGTGATTGCGTAGGCATCCGGTGTTTCAGGCACCAGATCGGCGAGGACTGCGACGTCCTGTTTGGGTTCGGGCGCCGGCGTTTCGATATCAGGCAGTTCGGGTGTTTCTTCTGCCTCCGGTGCTTCCGGCGTCTCGGTTTCGGTTGCGAGAAGGTCGGGTTCGGTTGCGAGAAGGTCGGGTTCGGTTGTCATGCGAACACTCCGCTAATTGGGGTCAAACTTTGGTTGGTGCGTGCGGCGCGAGGTTCCCGCCTGCGCGGGGATGACGTTTGTTGTTTGTAGCTGATTGGGCTCCGTCATCCCCGCGCAGGCGGGAACCTCGCACCGCAAGCTCATTGCTCTTTCGCGCCAGCCGCCAGCCGTTTGATCTGCAACACCAGCGCCCGCTTCCCTTCGCGCATCCAGATCGCCGCAGTGCTGGCATCCGGGCCGAGGGCTGTGTGCAGGAAATGGCGTTCAAGATCGGCCAGCACCTTTGCCCCGGCATCGCTGTCAAAACAGGCCTGCCAGTGGTCACTGCCATTTTCCGAAAGCGTCTCGTTCTCGGCCTCGAACCAGTCCCATCCGTTCTCAACCATCACACGGCCTCCGTGATTTCGGGTGGCAGGCTTGGCCGCAAAAGATGATCCGGCACACCAAACTGATCGGCAAGCCAGCGGACCATGACGGGCAGATCGACCTCTGCCAGGGCATCCGGGCCAAGGGCGGCAATGCGCGACAGCCAATCAAGCGCCTGGCCCGCCTGTACCCGTTTTGGCAGTTGCGCCAAGGGGGCTGCATGGCGCAGCACCACAACATCGCCATCCAGCGGGATGTCGGGAAGCTCGCCGGTTTGGGTCAGGATATAAAGCGCACGCCGGATCAGCGGATAAAGCAATTCCGCCTGCAACCGGCCATAGGTTGCACCCAGAAGTCGGGCGTTTTCCGACGCACGTTCAAGCACCTCGGTCGCGGTCATGCCCGGTTGATCAGTTTGGCCCAACCGATCGGCCAGCAAGCAGCGCCGAATGCGATCGCGCAGATCAGAAAGAACAAGATCCGACACATCAAAGCGCCCCGGTGCCTCAAGCGGTTTCAGCCCCGCCGATCCCACAGCCTTGGGGATGATACTGCCCGGCAAAAGGCGGATGGTTGCCGGGTTCAGAACGCCATCATCATCGGCCTGCCAGATGCCGCTAACGGCGATCGAGGCGTTTTTCAGCACCAGCTCCACCACCTTGTTGGCGGTCTTGATATCGGGCAGCGCCTTCATCACCGGGGACCGGCCATAAATCTCGCCCGGTGCCTTCATCCAGCGAAAGGCGATATAGGGCGACACATCAAACCGGTCGCGATAGATCAGATCATTGGTATTGGCGTCACCGTCTTCGCGAAACACACACAGCTCATAGCCGGTTTTGCGGTCGGTTGCCGGAAGCACGGCCTCGATCACGGTGAAGCGTTTCGGCGCGTCCTTGCCATCGCGATCATCATCGGCAAAGCCCGTTGCCCCCGGCCAGGTTGCAAGGATTTCCGCGCGGGTAAGCGCCAGTTTGCGAAAGACCGCATCCATCTTGCCATCGGATCGTTCTTCAAACGCCAGATCCCGCAACGGCACGGCGGTAAAGCGCAATGCAGACGGGCTGTGCAAATCGGCCTTTTCCAACCGCAAGCACGCCGTCCCGGCCGTTACCAGATCGAGAAACGCCTGATGCATTTCGACCGCAAAGTTGGAGCGATCAAAATGCCCCTGCAAAATCCGAACGGCCCGGCCAAGTTGCTCGGTCAGAGCCTGCCGGTCTGCATTGGCGACATTGCCGCCCGGTTCCAGCTCAAACCAGCCGCCACCGGGCGGGGTGATTTCGGCCATCAGGCTGGCGGCAAGCTGTTCGACCGCATCCGATGCGGTTGCGTCAAACACCCGATCCAGGCGCTTGCCGCCATTGGTCTGGTTGCTGGCTGCCGCATTGCGCTGTGGCAGGGCAAATTCATAGCAATCCTGCCAATGCGCAATCCAGTTGCGCCGGCGCTCCATCGCCTTTTGAAAACGGGCGCGCAACTGGGTGATATCTGCCCCGTCGGTTGCCTTGTCCTCAGTCACTGCCTTTTGCGATTTCGCCATGCCTATTCCCCCAACAGGTTCTTGCCACCGCCCGCCTTGGCGATGCGGTCCGTCAAAAGCCCGCGATAACTTGTCCCGATCAGACTGGCCCGGCCATACCGGCGGCGTTCAAGCGCCTCGGTCCGGGCAGATCGTGCAGCATCTTCGGCACTGGTGTCGGCTTCGTGCTCGGTCGCCGTTCGCATTGGGACCGGCGGCGCAACACGCGCCGGTTTCGGCGTGGAAAACAGACTTCCCATCGGGGCCTCCGGGTTGTGATGTTTGGTGATGGTTTCGAAAGAGCCACGTTGAGCGAGATCCCCGCCTTCGCGGGGATGAAGGTGCCCAAAACAGTTGCAAGGAACGAACGTCATTCCCGCGAAGGCGGGAAACTCGATCCACAAGCGCACGACCAAACGCAAAAACGCCCGCAAGGGTCGGAACCCTGCGGGCGCATCTGTGGCGTTGATTTGTCTCTTATGTCACACTAAAAAGAACAAATCAAGAACATTTTTCAGAAAAAAACACATCGCTGATCTGATCAGGGTTTTCAGCCCGCTGTTGCAGATGGCGATAGAGCTGCCAGGGGGTGACGATCCAGAAGGCCGAAATGCCCAAAAGGCGTTTGACCAACTCGACACAGCTCATCGGGCCAAAGCGGACCTTGTGCGCAACCGAGGCCGGATACCGCGCCCAGATGCAGTGAAAGCCAAGGCCACGATAATAGGCCGCCGGATCAAAGATCGGCGAATAGCACCAGCTTTCACAACGCACCCGATGGCTTTGCGGATCAAGGCAAATCCATTCCCCGGCCCGCACCCCCGAAACCAGTACAAAGCAATGACGAAATCCCGGTTTCAGGATACGCAACAATCGCTTTTCCGGCGCATCGGCAAAGACGACAAGCACCGAAACCTCGCGCCCGGAAGCAGATTTATCAGCCCAGTGATCCATCCATGGACCGGCGGAGTCCTGAGCCGTTTCGGCGGTTTTGGCCAGTTTGAGAAAATTGGTTAAATCCCGCATGGCGACAGGTCCCCACCCAGTTCGACGGCGACATCCTCGTGATGGAAACTTTCATCACGCCCGCGTTTGACAATGCCGCGCGTGATCAGCACATTTTCAAGCGCATCAAGGGCCTGTTGCCATAAATCACCCTTGTCCTTTTCACGTGGATCGCGGGCATCGGGTTCGCGTTCGACGAGGCCAAAATATTCCAGTACCTGCAAATGCCGGTCGCCCAGAATGCCCCCCTTTTTAAGGCGCATCACCGCGTTATAAACATCATCAGGGTCACAGGGGCGCACCACCTCGCCCGCGTCGGCCACCACACGCGCGCCTTCGATCCTGGCTGTCTGACAGCGCACGAACCAGAACCACGCCTGTCGGGCACTGGAAAAAGGGGTGATGTCGCGCGCAGAAAGTGGTTTGGGAAAAAGTCGTTGTTCGGTCAC